CCTCGATCTTGCCACGCCGCGCGCTCGACTGCTTTGGAGCGACCCAGTTGGATAGCGGAGTCTTTGGTAGCTTGGCCTTGATAGCCGACACGATCGGCTTGACGTCACCTTTCAAGCGTTTTACGGCTTCGCGCTTCAGTACCGGATCGATCTTCTGAAGGGTCTTCAGGGAATCGTTCAAGCCACGTATCCTCTGCGTCGCCATACCGTCAGTCTACCGGTTGCTGTGAACGCTTCGCCAACGAATATAGCCCAGCATCGTCCAGAGCATCCGCTCAGACTCCAGCATCAGCACGCTCGGCGCTATGCCTGTCTCTATGGCAAGACTGGCGATGAGCCAATGACTGCTGGACTCTCCAAAGGGACGAGAGTCGTTTCCTCAGCGCCCTCGATCTCATCGAGCGTGGCGACCCAATCCATGAATTCCAGAGTCGTCGCGCCCGTGCGCTTCTGCGAATGCCAAGCAAGCCACACGAAGTCGCGAGCAAAGATCGAATCGCCACCCATCGTCGAGGATGGTCGCTCAAAGCGATCCTCCCATGCGACGATATCGACCAGGGCAGCGCGTACGACGACGCTCTCCTTGCCCGTCTCTTTGATCTTGAATTGTAGTTCCACGTCAGCCCTCCCTGGGCGTAGAGGTTACGCGATCAGACTAGGCGATAGCCTTCGTCACGGTACCCGAGACTGGCCACGACACGTCGACCGTGTTCAGCTCGCCGACAGCACCGTTGACGGGACTCCAGCCAGTCACCAGAACCGTAGCCGTGTAGCTCGGGTTCGTAGACGAGACTGCCGTGCCGTTCGGCTTGACGACGACCGTCGTCGTGCTGCCGATCAGGGGATAGACAAGACCTTCGATGGCGCTGTAATCGTTGTGCATCGAAAGGGAAAGCGTAGTGTCGAGCAGGCCACCGACGCGGGTCTTGCCGTTGCCGGGACCGAATGCAGTCGTTTCCACTTCGTCGACGGAAGTCTCGATCTGGACGCTGGCGACCGAGCTAGACACGTCCGTGCCGCCGATGGTGATGTTCGAGTTGGTGAGAACGAGCTTGGCCATATGGTTTTACTCCTCCTCGGAGTCGATCACGTCGGGTTGTGCCTTCATTGTAGACGACGATTCTGCGCCTTTGACAATTACGCGCCCCGACTCAATCAGCACATCCAAACGATCCACGTCGGACGCCTTGACCTCTTGCCCTTCGGTCTTGCCGGCAACGATGAAGCCGGGTGCCACGATAAACTTTGTCATTATCAAACTCCTTTAGGTGTAGACCAGGACGCGGAAATCAACCGACAGGTACAGCGTGTCGTTGCCGTCGATTGTGCCGATGGTGCCAGCTGATTCGACGATGCACGTCTGGACGACGCCGCCGAGGGTGGTGTCCGCCTCGATCGCGAAACGAATGCCACCCGAGCCGTAGCCGAGGTAAGTATCCAGCAGATCCTCGGCAGCGCGCTCGGACGCGCGCCCGACGACGACGGTCAGCGTGTAAGTCTGAAGGATCGACCCCGCACCCATCGCGCCGTGATAATCAATCGACTGAAGCGTGGGGAAAGCAAAGGGCGCGTTCAGATTATCCGGCTGCCGGTCGTAGGTCCGCAAGCCCGTGATCGTCGCGGCAGCTGTAGCGAGTGCCGTCTTGACTTGCCCGACGGTAGCCGTCATCGGAACAGACGCATCTTCTTGTATGGCTCAACGAGCATCTGCACATCAGGATCTAGGAAGCGACTGACGCGCACCACGCCGAAGTCGCCGAAGCCGGCGACACCGAGCGGCGAGTCGTAACGCTTGAAATGACGCGCGGCTTGCAGGATCGTGGCCTGCTCGATCGCCTTCGGCACCGCCGGCCATCCCCAGACGCCCGTTACCTTGACGAGCGCCTGCTCGCCAAAGTTTGCCGACACCATCGGGAATGCATAGTTGCCGACTGCGCGAATGCGATCGTACGCCCACGGGATGCCGTCGAGATTACCGTTGAGCGGTTCGAGCTGGTAGTCGGTCGTGGCGAACGTCACGTCAAAGGTGCCGTTCGCTTGCGTAGAAGTCTGGATCGTGATCGCCGTCCCCGCGATGTCATCTATCGGGCAGTAGAGCGGATCGGGTGCCGTGAATAGGCGCGTCGCCGTGCCGACAGAATAAAAGTTCCGCAGGGTGTAGCCGTCGATCAGACGACTAGCGGCCTCGACGCTGCCCTCGATCAGCGTGTCATCCGTCGAGTCCGTGATGCGGAGAGCCGCCTTCACTTGCGCGAGCGTGCAGTAGCCGTTTGTGATCGCCATGCTTCTATTCTACCCGTCCCATGAGTAGTCGCAGCGCTCGCCCAGCGACCAGTCTTGGAACGATGGAACCTCGCCCGCCTTCAGCCCGTCCCACCGCTCGGCAAGCACCGCCTGATTCTTCAGAAACGTGTGACGATTCCGCTCCTGCAACTCGGGCGACGACATCAGCACAGCGCTATTGTCGTGGCCGATGTCAACTGCCGGGTGGAACATCTTGACGCCGGCGGCAACGGCGCGCTGCTCGTAGTCATTGTCCTCGAAGTACGCAGGATGGAAGCGCTCACAAAAAAGACCGACGCGCTCGACGACTTCGCGACCGAGGTGAAAGCAAGCCCACGGCGGCGTCGCCCCCGTCGTAATCTGATCGGCAGCCGTACGACTAAACCACAAGCCGAGGCGTCCAGGCTTGAACCAAACATCAGCACCGAGGATGACCCAGCCGGAGGCGCGCGGGTACATCTTGATCCCGAGATTCCACGAAGTCGCGATGCCGAGATTCGACGGCGAGGAGACTAGCCGCACGTTCTGGTAGGTGGCAACGTCGGCGGGGCGGAGCTCGTCGCCATTGTCGATAATTAGGATCTCTCCCACCTCTTCGTCGATCGTGCCAAGCAAGCGGTGCAGCAGGTCGTACCTGCCGAGAACCGGCACGATCATCACCGGGATCACGTTGCCACCTCGGCAACAGTCGGAGTCCAGGCAGCCAACTGCTCCAACGCCGGTCGCCAATACTTCGCGTAGACAACATCGGCATCATAGTCGGCAGCGAAGTCGACGGCCTGCTGGCTTGGTCCCCGCTCGGCAGCGTACGCTTCCTCTAGCGCGTCCACGATGCGCGGGATCATCGGCGTTGCAAACCAAGCATCCTGATAGGGGTCCCAGAGTGGCTGCACTTCAACCGTCCAGCCATCGCCAATGAGCTCTGACTGTGCCGTCCAGTCGCTCACGATGACGCGCGTACCGCACGCCTGCGCCTCGACGACAGGCACGCCGAAGCCCTCACCAGCCGACGTAGCCAGCAAAACGTCGGCAGCCGTGTAGAGCGCCGCTAGAGCCTGCTGCGGAAGGTTCATCCGGTAAAGGTACTGATCGACGAAACAGACCTGATCCTCAGGGATACCGCAGCCGCGGATCAGCGCGCGCAAGTCTACGCCAGTTGCGATCGCCGACGCCTCGGTGTGCAGGTACAGGATCGCGTCGGGATGATTCTTTGCGAAGATTGAGAACGCTAGTAGGTTCTCGCCGAAGCACTTGCGGACCGGCGTCCTGCCCTTGTTTGCCGAGTTCATCATCACCACGAAGCGGTCAGGATCGACGCCCATCAGATCGCGACCCGTGACGAGCTTGCCGTCAGCATCGGCGAACGATGGCGTCGGCTTGAAGATCGCCTCGACCGCGTGTGGCACGTAGATCGAATCTAGACCATCATCCGCCATCATCCGCTCGGCGAACCGACTCATCGCGATCGGCATCACGTTCTCGCGCTTCAGCCACGCTATCACCTTCGGCGGGGCGGGCTGGTGATCGACTGGCGCCCACGCTGCAATCTTCGGGATCTGCTTTATGCCAGGATTCTCTAGCGCCCAAACGTCAAACAAAATGACGACCAGACTATCGAGATCGGTGCCATGCGCCCAATGCTGCGCGTGCGCGTTGAGGATGTCGTCAGAGTATCCGCTGACACCCGTCGGATACATCTTCACGCCACCATTCCAAGTAGTCTCCGCGCCCTGCAGACCATAGTTACAGGCGATCGCGACTTCGTGCTGGTCGCGAGTTAGCCGCGTTACGACCTGCGCCGTCTGCACGCCATAGCCCGTAGCGGCGAAGGGAGCGTTAGACGCCCAGAGGATTCGCTGCCGCGTCACGCCATCGGCTTGTGGTGGTGCTGGTGGCTTAGTGTGCTTCGCCTGTTGGCGTCGCATCGCGCGATTCGACAT